AGATTTGATGAGATTCATGTTCTTGTAATTGATGGTGCTGGTGAAATTACTGGTAACGCAGGAACAATTTTAGAAAAACATGTTGCTTTATCTAAAGCAAAGGATGCAGAGTACTCTGTAGGAAGCACAGCATACTGGAGAAAATATCTTTATAATACATCAACAAATGTATTTGGTGGATCACAACCAGATGGTGTTGTTGCAACAAACTTTAGCACTGGATTTACTCCTGCAACAGATATTGCATGGGATCAAGATGCTGAGGGTATTTCATTCGCAGGTTCTGGAAGTAACACTTATACACTAAGTGGTGGTGTTAATTATCAGGGTGGAACAAGTCTTACTGCATCAGGTGCTTTAACTGCAACTCTAGGTGAAATATCAACAGGTTATGAATTATTTGAGAATACTGAAAACTTTGAAATAGATTTCATTTTGATGGGGTCAGGTTCAGGAACAAAATCAAGTGTTCAAGCAAAGGCAAACAAAATCATTCAAGTCGCTGAAGCAAGAAAAGATGCAATCGCATTCATTTCACCAAATAGAGGAACATTTATTAATGATGGTACAGTAGGAACAGTTACTGTAAATAGTGACTCTCAAATTACCAATGAGGTAGTAAACTTCTATTCACCTATTACATCGACAACATTCGCTGTATTTGATAGTGGATACAAGTATATGTATGACAGATTTAGTGATACATTCAGATATGTTCCATTAAATGGAGACATTGCTGGAACTTGTGCAAGAAACGACCTTACACAATTCCCTTGGTTCTCACCTGCTGGAAATCAAAGGGGTGCGATTCTTAATGCAGTTAAACTAGCATACAATCCAAGCAAATCTCAAAGAGATGTGCTTTATTCAAATAGAATTAATCCAGTTATCTTCCAACCAGGTGATGGAATCATTCTATTTGGTGATAAGACTGGATTTGGAAAATCATCCGCATTTGATAGAATCAACGTTCGTCGTTTGTTCATCTATCTTGAGGATGCAATCTCTGCTGCTGCTAGAGATCAATTATTTGAGTTCAATGATGAGATTACAAGAACAAACTTTGTAAATATTGTTGAACCATTCCTTCGTGATACTCAAGCAAAACGAGGAATCTTTGATTATGTCGTCATATGTGACGAAACTAACAACACCGCATCTGTAATAGACAATAATGAGTTTGTCGCAGATATCTTCATTAAACCCGCACGTTCAATTAACTTCATCGGTCTAACCTTTGTTGCTACAAGAACTGGCGTATCCTTTGAGGAAGTAATCGGTAACATTTAATTAACTTAAGGAAGTAACAACTCATGGCTACAAGAAACCAACTCAATCCACCTCCATTAAGAAAGATTACTGATTTCAAGAGTAAACTAAGTGGTGGTGGTGCACGTTCAAATCTCTTTGAATGTGAACTAGCATTTCCACCAGCAGTTAATGTGGAAGGTTTGAATGATATTTTGAATAAGGCAAGATTCTTAGTCAAAGCAGCAAACTTACCTGCATCTAACGTTGCTCCGATTGAAGTACCATTCAGAGGAAGGGTTTTAAAAATTGCTGGTGATCGCACATTCGACACTTGGACAATCACAATTATTAACGATACTGACTTTGCAATTAGGTCTGCTTTTGAAAAGTGGATGAATACAATCAACAGAGTTTCTGATAACACTGGTACAACTAATCCAGCAGATTATCAGGCAGATGCATTTGTATTCCAACTTGATCGTAGCGGAGAGACATTAAGAAAGTATCATTTCTATGATGTATTCCCAACACAGGTTGCACCTATTGAATTATCTTATGATGCTCAAGGAATTCAGGAGTTTCAGGTCGAACTTCAAGTTCTTTACTGGGAAGCAATTAAAGGTAACGGTGCTAACGCTGGTGGAGAGGACATTAACTAATCGCCTAAATAGTGCTATAATAGAAGTAAAAATATTATACTATGGCTAAACTGTTTGGTTTTTCTATTGATGATGGTAAAAGTAAATCACCGTCAGTAATATCCCCTGTCCCGAAGTCAAATCAGGACGGGGTTGATAATTATATTTCCAGTGGATTCTATGGTTCATATCTGGATATTGAAGGTGTTTACAGAACTGAACATGATCTAATTCGTAGATATAGAGAGATGGCACTTCACCCAGAGTGTGATGGTGCTATTGAGGATGTCGTTAATGAAGCTATAGTTAGTGATTTATACGATTCTCCCGTTGAGATAGAATTATCCAATCTAAACGCTGGTGATGCATTAAAAAAGGCAATAAGACAAGAATTTAGAAATATAAAAGAAATATTAGATTTTGATCGCAAAGCACATGAGATATTCAGAAACTGGTATGTAGATGGTAGATTGTACTATCTAAAGGTTATTGATGTTAAAAATCCAATGGAAGGAATACAGGATCTAAGATATATTGATCCTATGAAGATGAAGTTTGTCCGTCAACAGAAAAAAGAGGATCCTAGAACAAAAATACAAGTGGGTGCTAAAGGTGGAGCAGAGGGTGTTAACGAACCAGATATAGAAGAATACTTTTTATACACAGCAAAACCAAATTATAATTCTGGAATGGTTGCAGGATCTGGTGCCAAAAGAGGATCAGTAAAAATTGCAAAAGATTCAGTTGTTTACTGTAGTTCTGGATTAGTTGATCGTAATAAAGGAACTGTCTTATCATATATGCATAAGGCAATCAAAGCACTTAATCAATTAAGAATGATTGAAGATAGTCTTGTTATTTACAGATTATCAAGAGCACCAGAAAGAAGAATATTCTATATTGATGTTGGAAATTTACCTAAAGTAAAAGCAGAGCAATATCTAAAAGAAGTGATGAGTCGTTATAGAAACAAACTTGTCTATGATGCAAACACTGGTGAAGTTAGAGATGATCGTAAGTTCATGTCAATGATGGAGGATTTCTGGCTACCAAGAAGAGAGGGTGGAAGAGGAACTGAAATTACAACATTACCTGGTGGACAAAACTTAGGTGAATTATCAGACATCGAATATTTTCAGAAAAAATTATATCGTGCATTAGGGGTTCCTGAGTCAAGAATCGCAGCTGATGGTGGATTTAATTTAGGTAGATCATCAGAAATATTGAGAGATGAATTAAAGTTCTCTAAATTTGTTGGACGTTTAAGAAAAAGATTTTCAGCAATGTTTAATGATATGCTTCGTACTCAGTTAATATTAAAGAATATAGTAACACCAGAAGATTGGGAGAGTATGGGGGAACATATACAGTATGATTTCTTATACGATAATCAATTTGCAGAGTTAAAAGAGTCAGAGATGATTCAAAGTCGTTTAGGTAATCTAGCAACAATAGAACCATATATTGGTAAATTTTATTCCACTGAATTTGTAAGAAAGAAAATTCTAAGACAAACAGATAGTGAGATAGAGGAAATTGATAATCAGATTGAAGATGAAATACAAAAAGGTATACTACCTGATCCATCACAAATAGATCCGATTACAGGTCAACCATTACCTCAAGGACAAGATTTAGGTGATGTTCCACAAGATCAAGACCTTGAAGCAGAGGCAGAAATAACTGATGCAGAGGCACAAAAAGACGCTAGGAAAGCCGAGATATAAATAAATTATATAATTATAGTATTTTTATGGAAGATAATGATGCTCAACCAACAAATGTGTTGGATATGATCGCCACTGATTCATCACCTGCAGAAATTACAGACACTTTAAAGTCTATGATTTATGCAAAAGCTGGTGAGAAAATTGATGGTATGAAAGGATACGCTGCAGCAAGTTTATTTGGTCAAGAACCAGAAGAACCAGAAGCAGAACTTGAAACTGAAGTAGATCAAGAACCCGAAGAGGAAGAAGATGCCTAGACTATTAATTAAAGGTACAGAAGCAGCGATGGCTACCGCATCTGGTAGTGCGTCAACATTTGGAAATGCAACTGTGGTTCGTGTAGTGAATACAGCAACAGGTGCTGATCATTTAGTGACTGTTGCAGAAAGTGCAGGTGGTACAGTAGTAGGAACCTTTACTTTAATGAGATCTGAAAGTGCATTAATTGAAAAACAAACCAGTCATGTAATCTTTGCTGCTAACGCTGCAGTTAAAGGTGCAAAAGTAGGATACACAAACTAAGAAAATGAAACTAATTACCGAAGAAGTATCAAACGTCAAAATTATTACTGAAGGAAAAGGTAGTAAGAAAAGGATGTGCATTGAAGGTATATTCCTTCAAGGTGAAATTAAAAACCGTAATGGTAGAATGTATCCAATTAACACTCTCGAAAGAGAAGTTGAAAGATACAATGAAAACTTTGTCGGTAAAGGTAGAGCATTAGGTGAACTTGGACATCCCGAAGGACCTACAGTCAACCTAGATCGTGTATCACATAAAATTACTTCTCTTTGTAGAGAGGGAAATAATTTTGTAGGAAAAGCAACTTTATTATCAACTCCTATGGGTAAAATTGCATC